GACGCCGGTCGGGACAACGATAGCCCCTGCGTAGATGTTGACCTGAGCGCCCTGAGCCGACGTGTGCGCCAGCCGCTCCAAAGCTTGCTCGCTCGCGGGGTGTATCGCGATGCGCGTGGTGGGCGCGCTGTCCGCGAAGCCTTCCTCCACGGCCTCATGGTCAGCCAGCTTGCCGAACACGGGATCGCGGCCCCTGAAGGTGCGGCCGTCCGGAAGCGTCACTTCGGACGCGGCGTCCAGCAGCCTTAGAGCGTAGGCCTCGTGGCCCGGTCGGGCGGGGAGCAGCAGTTCGACCGCCGTGTAGACCATGACACGGCGGTGTTTGAGCAGGTCTGAAAGCGCCACGTCACTCGGCCTCCCAGACTTCAAACGACAGTCCCACGGTGCCCGCCACATCGACGGTCCACTCGCGGCGGTTGCCCTTCACCGTGCCCTCGATCTTCGGGGTGGCCGCGTCGATGGCCTCCCCGCCCGAAAGCGCAGTCCGAAGCGCGGGGTAGATGCCCGGGTTGGCCTGGTCAGACGGGTCGCGGATGATGTGCAGGTACCGGCGAGCGTTCCGGATCACGTTGACGAACTGCCCCTCTTGGAAGGAGCCGCCCGACTTCCCCGCAACAGGCAGCGCGAAGCTGTTGGCGAGTGCGGAAGTTCGGACGGTCAACGAGCCCGCGACGGTGTTGCCGAAGCCGGGCTGAGGCCAGTCCAGGATCACGTCGTCGCTCTCCGCCACGAGCAGCCGCGTGATCCAGGGTCGAGCGATGGCATCGCTCATGGGCGGCAGGGTGACAGCGACGCCCATGCGGGAGCCGGGGCGCAGGATCGTCACGTCTGGTCCGCCGAGAAATGCCTCCTGCTGCTCGGAGAAAGAAATCTGAAACGGCGTGGCTGACCGGGGGCCGGGCCAGCTCGGAAGGAGAATGCTCGCCACTAGATGAACCGGTGCCGGCCGTTGCGCTGAGCGTTCATGGGCACACTCGCCTCCGCTGTTCGGACGGCCACCGTCCCGGCTTGGCCGACCATGGGCGCCGTGGCGCGCTGGACGTGGGTCTCGAACAGCGGCGACTTATCGACCGCGACCTGGATCAGCTCGACAGCTCCAGTCCGAAGCGCGCCGGGTTTGGAGATATCCACCCGCTCGCCGCGCGATGCTCGGAACTGAACGAGATTGCGATCGATCCCGCCCCGACCACCCACGGTGAATGAGCCGCCGTTCGCGAAGCCCGGAAGACTACTGACCAGAGCGGACGCGCCAGCGCTCGACGCTCCAGCCGCTCCGATGGCGGCCGCGACTGACATGCCAGCGGTCGTGATCGCGGTGGCTAGGGTGGTGCCCACGGCCCCGAGGGCCGTGCCGACCGTCGCCGTCACGCCGGACAGCGCAGCCATTAGGGCGCTTCCCGCTGCTGTGATGGATGCCGCTGCGGTTGCACCTGCTGAAGTGAGCGCCACCGCCGCTGCGGTGTTGCCGGCCGCCTCTCCAGCAGCCTCCCCGGCCCCCAGGAGGTCACCCCCGAGATCAGGAAACAGCTCGGGGGCGACACTCTTGGCGAAGTCCCACGCCCAATCCGCGAGCATGTCCGCCCCGCGCTCCAGCCCCCTGGCCGTCGCATCAGCGATGCGCTCCTGAAGGTAGCCGGCGAGATCACCCTCGAAGGCGGCGCGGGTGCCGCCGCGCACGACCTCACGCCAGCGGCCTTGGAGGGCGGCGGTGTCCTCCCGGCCTACCTCGGCCGAAGCTCGTTGACGCGCATCCACCTCACTGAGAGTTCTGTCGTTCTCGCGGAAGTCGCGTGCGCGGTCGCTGATCTCTGCGTTCCGCCGAAGGCGACGCGCTGCCTCTTCGTCCAGCCGGAGTTCCGCTAGGCGAAGGGCATGCTCTGCGCGCCGGTCTGCGAGCCACTTAGCGCGGGCCGTCGCTCGGGCGCGGTCAATCGCCAGCTGGTCAGCGGTGGCCTTGGCAATGGCTTCGACGAGCGGCTTCTCCTCACGTTGGTAGGCCAGCACCCTGGCGTGGATGTCGGCCGAACGCTGCAGCATCTCCGCCCGGTGGGTGTCTCCCGCGATCTGGGCTACCTGGATGTTCAGCTCGTCCTGCATGTCGCGCATGCGCTCTTCTTGGCCCTGCTTGCGCCCAGCCTCGACCGTCTCTTGATCCCTGAGCGCTCGCGCCGTCGCCTCCTCCAGGGGAAGGCGAGTAGCTCGATATGCCTTGATGCGCTGTTCGAGGTCGGCGGTGTTTTCGAGCGCGCGAACCTCGTCTTCCTGACCGGCCGCCTGGGCGGAGGCCAACACCGCCGCATCTGTGAGCGCCCTGCGCTCCTCTGCTGCGGCCTCGGCACGGGCGCCCTGCAACTCGCGCAGGTCACGCTCTCCGGCCGCGCGTGCGGCAACCTTGCCCAGCCCAGCGTCGTCGTACGCGGCAATCCTCTGCTTGAGGTCGGCCTGGTCCTCCAGAGCTTGGGCGGCGGCTTCGTCGCCGCTCGCACGGGCGACCTCAATTCGCGCCTGAAGGCGGAGGTCTTCGGGGGTCGGCCCGGAGCGCCCCGCCGCCTTGTCTTTCTTGGGCGTGTCTTTGTCGCCCTGGTACTCGTAGGCCGAGGCTGTAGGGGGCGGGGCAGCCAGGAGGGCGTCGGCCTCCCGCAGAGCCGCCGATCCGACATCGAAGGCCTCCTGCGCAGCCTTCGCGTCTGACTTGGCCTGATCGAGTGCGGCCCGGTTCCGGTTCGGATTGTAGTGGGTCGGAGCGTCACCTCGGAAGTTGAACTGCTCCGACTTGATGGCAGCCACGTTGACGGCGCTGATCGCGGCGATCTTGGCCCTCGCCCCGGCCAGCTCGGCCTGAGCCGCCTTGATGGTCTGAACGGCCTCACGCCGGCGCGCCTCGGCAAGCTCCCGCGACTTCTTCGCGGCTTCGCCCGTGAGAACCGCCGCCTGTCCGGCTGCCGTCTTGTAAGCCTCGGTGGCCTTGGTCACGGCGGATGTCGTCTGGCGCACGGCTTCGTTCGCAGGCGGCAACTGCTTGGTGCGGGCGTACAGGACGCCGAACGCGGCAGCGATGGCCAGGATCGCCAGGCCCCACGGCCCGGCTAGGAACCCGAAGCTCGCGCCGAGTACGCGCATGGCGACGGCGGCAGGGCCAGCCGCCGCCGTCGTGGCGGCCAGGGCGACCGAGACCGTGCCGAACGCAGTGATCAGGCTCGCAGCGCCGATCAGCAGCGGCCCTGTAGCCGCCGCCGCTGCCGCCAGCCCAAGCACCAGGCGCTGGCTGGCCGGCGACATGTCGGTGAAGCTCTGGGCGACGCGCGCAACGGCGTCCACCAACGGCACCAGCGCGTTGTTGATGATAGGGCCGACGGCCTCAAGAAAACGGTTCATGGAGTCTCGCGCGCTGGCCCATGGGTCGGCGTCACGCATGGCCTTGGCGGAGCCGGCGAACTGGCGCTCCAGCTCGGCGAGGACGATCTTCTGCGCGCCCGCGATGTCGTTGGTTTTCAGCATGGCCTGAATGGCCGTCTTCTGTTGCGCCGTGAACTGGATCCCCGCCTTGGCGAGCGCGGTCACACCCTTCGCCGGGTCGTTCAGGGCTTTGCCGACCATGATGGCCGCCGATTGCAGATCGGTGCGGAGCGCGGCCGACATATCGAGCGCTGCCTGCTGGGCACGGTCGAATTGCTCGCCGGCGATGTAGCCGAACGACAGCATGTTGGCCGTCAGGCTGCGCAGGATTTCGTCGTCGTCGACGACCGACATCCCCTGCATCTTCTCGGCCGCTTCTTGGAGCTGCTTCGCGGTGCGCCCTGCGGCCGGACCCATCGACTTTAGGCGGGCTTCCACCTGGCCAAGAGCATCAGCGCTCTCGGTGGCGGCCCGGGAAGCGGCGTAGCCCATGGCCACCAACGGGGCGGTCAGCCCGACCGACAGTCGCTGCCCGACCTTGGACATGCTGTCGCCCACGGCCTTCATCCGCTTGCCGACAGCGGCCAGCTCCTTCTGGGCGGCCTCCATCGCAGTCTTGAACTGCGCGGTGTCCGCGCCGAGCGTCACGTGGAGAGAGCCGACTTCGGCCATGCTCGTCTCCTTTCGTCCGAGGGAGGAGGGCGACCTCGAAAGGGCCGTCCTGATCAGCCTACCGTACCCGACCCTTGGCCAGGCCTCCCGCGCCGCTGCTATCGCGGCGGCTGGTTCAGGCGGGCCTCTTCGCCAGGGCTGACGCGCTGACTGTAGGCACCCTTCAGCTGGCACCGGGTCAGCCAGTCCCCGTCGAAGATGATGCCATTGTAGGCGGCCACAGCTCGCTCATGCGGGGACGCGAACAATGCAGAGGCTTCCGCTTCCGCGACGACCTTCTTCGTCTGAAGGTCAACGATGACGCGCTGGAAGCCAACGTATGCGCCAAGGGCGTTCTTCCCGTTGACTTCACCGCAGAACACCGGCCCGCGACCACGATCGTTCAGGACCACCTTCCGCCACTGTGCTGAGGCGGGGTCCAAGAAGTCAGCCGTCGCCAACTCCTTCCCCTGACGTTGCTGAGAGCCTAGGGGGTCGCCGCAGGCAGCCACCACCAGCAAGGCGCAGATCGACAATCCTGACTTCACGTTGGGGAGCGTGCCCTACCTTCGGCCCCCTATTCAAGGGTTTCCGGCTAGCGGACGGGACTAATAACAGGCCCGGGCTACGCAACTATTCCGTCCCTGGCTCAAGCACGCCGCCTGTCGCGACCGTCCAGCGTCGGCTCAGGCTGAGCAGCTCGGCGGAGGTGGCGCGGCGGTTCCTGATCGGGGCGGCCGCAGTCTTCGCCGGCTCCTTGATGAAGTCCGCGAAGCGGGGGAACCGCTTGAGCAGAGGCAGCGCCGCCGCATGCCAGACTGCCCAATCACGGTCACGGCGAGCCGTCTTCACCGCCCGCGCCCGGCCTGCGACGCAGGCGGCGAACTGCCGAGGGGTCAGCCGCCAGAATGAGGCTGGTTCGCCCCCGAGCTCGCACCAGGTTTCGAGCGAGGCCTCGTAGTCCCACCGGCTGGAGCCGGACGCTGAGGGCGCGCACCACCCTTCGGGGTCACCTCCTTCGGGAACGAGGCCGCCATGGCTCTGGCGATCAGCAGGCCCGCTTCACCCATCCCCAGCTCGGAGATGATCTCGCCCGCCTTCAGCTCGGTCACGGCGCCGTGCTCGTGGCGAAGCCCCGCCGCGAAGATCGTGCGAAGGTCGGTCGCCCGCATGCCTTCTCCGATGCGGCCGGCGATCTGAGCGAAGGTCTCGCCTTCGTACAACGCCTCCAGGGTGCAGATCGTGTTGAAGTCGAAGACGAGGCTGTAAGCCTCGCCTCCGGCCTCAAACCCGACCTCGCCCGCCAGGGGATTGCCGGCCATCAGGCGGGCTTCGCAGCGCGGACGACGGAGCCGGTGACCTTGCCGGAAACGGTGGCCGTCATCTTGTCGTCGTTCGGCATGGCCGGCTCGTAGCCGAGCACGAGCATGTCGAAGTCCCACCGCTGAGCCGCGGCGGCGCCCACCTTCGGGAAGTCGATACGAGCGCCCACCTTGCCGGGCGAAGACTTCGCGCCGAGGATTTTAGCCTCGCTGGCGCTGCCCGGCAGGAAGTTCATCTCGAACGAGGCCTCGCCGGGGTCGGTCAGGCCCTTCGTGAACTCCTTGTTGCGGTTCGGACTTTTCATGTGAGTGGTTTCGACGGTGTCAGTCGCCTCGTTCGGGGGTGTGATGTCGAACACCTCCGCGATCTCGGTGAACACCTCGGGGCTGGCGCCGTCCCCAAGCCAGAAGGTTGCGCCGTAGCCGATTGTCGCGTCGCTCATGGTCAAGCCTCCTCAGGCTGGGTTGTGCCAGACCATCAGGTCCAGGCTTCGCCCCAAGACGGGGTCGTTCTCGGTCTCGGTGAGAGTGTCGCGGTCGCCTTCGACGAACGCGGCTTGGAAGCCCGGCTCGGACGGGATGGCGTCCCCAGCCGCCTTGACGGCGCGCACGAGCGTAAGCGCGGCGAGGTAGCTTTCCGCCAAGCAGTCGATCTGGACGCGGCTCCGGACGAGCGTGTTCACCGCCTTCATGGTGTAGGTCTGGGGCGAGCTGATCAGGTGAAGCACGAGCGCCGGGAGAGGGCTCCCCTGCTCGCGCTGCTTCCAAGTGATCCGGTCATCGACGACCGCAGCTACGCCGGGGTCGGCGAGTAAGTATGCCGTGAGGGCTTCTTCCATATGGATCAGCCCTTCTTGGCTGCGCGCGCCCTGCGCTTGGCGAGGCGCTTGGCCGCCTTCTCGATTTCCCCGCCCAACTCCTGGCCGATGGTGTCGAGCGCTTCCGCCCTGCCCTCATCCCAGGCCGGCCTCACGAAAGGATGCGGCGAGTGGTTCACGGTGCCGTGCTCCTGCAGGCTGCCTTGCGGATGCTGCCCCGGGCCGATGACCACCTCGACGGCGGAGGTCTTCTTGGTGCGCTTCTTGGCTTTCGGCCGGGCGGTCGAGACCGTGATCCCTTCGGCCAGATCGCCTTGCTCCTTCGGCGCTCTGTCGCGCATGCCAGCAGCAAGGGGCTCGCCCGCTTTCACCAGCACCCGACGCAGGACGTTGTAGCCGGTCGCCTTCGGCAACTCGCCGAGGGCGGCGTCCAGTTCCTTGAAGCCGGAGAGCTGGACCGTAGTCTTCACGAGCGTTCAGACCTGGCCGAAGCGGTGATCTCCAGACCCTCGCGGCGCCCGATCTCTTTCACCCCGGCGATGTCGTACTCGCGCCCGTCGAACTGGATCCGGTGGGTGGGGTCCACGTCGGCCACGGCCGGCGACCACCGGACCTGAAAGCGGGTCGTGATCGTCGCCCCCTGCTCCGAAGCCCGGAAGCGCTCGCCGTCGCGGATGTCCTCCTTGGCGGCTGGGATCGGTTCGGAGGTAATGGGCGCCCAGGTCTTCACCTGGGCGTTCATCGTGTCCTTTCCGGTCGCCGTGTGCCGCAGGATGTCGATGCGGCGGTCGAGGCTACCCGCCTTCATCGGAAACGGGCTCAGGTTCGGACGCGGGATCGGGGATCGTGACCGGCAGTGTGGCCGGCTTCGGGGCCGTCTTGCTGGTCGAGCTGCGCTTGCGGGGCCGCTTGGGCGCGGGGGCGTCCGCTGGGAGCGGCCTGATCGCCTTCCGCTCCTGAGCGTAGGTCACCACCTTGGCCGGCACGGGCAGCGTCATGCCCTCCTTGTAGGCGGTCACCTCGCCGGGCGCGGACGGATAGTCCAGGTCGGCGGTGAAAGTCACTTC